TTGTAGTATTCCACAAAGGGCGCAAGGGTCACCAAATGTTTTTGTAGAAGGTTTACCTTGGAGTTGTCAAGGAGATTTAAACAATCTACATTTCTTACCTTGTATTAAAGGATGTTGTTTGCATAGGGCTCCAATAGCAACTGGAGCAACTAATGTTTTTGTTAATGGTAAAGGTGCTGGTAGAGTAGGTGATGGTGTTGCTGGTTGTACAGTTGTTAAATTAGCTAAACAATCAACTGTATTTGCTGGTGTTGGTGGTGCAGATGGTGGCGCTGGTGATGGGCCATCTGTTGACCCAGAAGCAGTTATAGACGAAAGAATAAACGCAGTATTTGAAGGGACGGCTGTATAATGGCACTAACAACTGGTAACTTATTATTTGATGCACAAATAAATAATGAAAAACGAAGTAATCGTATCTTTAAGGATTTGAGTTTAAACTTTAATCAGAATCCAGTTACTAAAGATATTACTAAAGTTACAGATGTAGAGGCAATCAAAAGAAGTGTTAGAAATCTTATATCAATCAATCATTATGAAAAACCTTTTCATCCAGAGATAGGTTCTAATATTAGACAATCTTTATTTGAACCTTTGAATACATTAACTGCTGGAGTATTAACTCACAATATTACAAATGTTTTAGAAACACATGAACCAAGAATTTTATTACATAGAGTTGATTGCACACCAGACATAGACAGAAACGCTTATAATGTTAGATTAGATTTTTTTATTATTAACGCAACAACCGAACTAATATCATTTGAGTTTATACTAGAGAGAATAAGATAATGTCAAATAAAGAAAGATTAAGAATTACAGAATTAGACTTTGATGGTATTAAAAGTAATTTAAAAACATTCCTAAAAAATCAAACAGAATTTACAGACTATGACTTTGAAGGTTCTGGTATGAATATTTTACTAGATGTTCTTGCATACAACACGCACTATCAAGCTATGAACGCAAACCTTATGGGTAATGAAATGTTTCTTGATACTGCACAACTTCGTTCTTCAGTTGTATCACACGCAAAACTATTAGGATATAAAGTAAGAAGTTCACGAGCACCTAAAGCAATAGTTAATGTTGAGGTTAGTGCAGTGACTGGTATATCAACTGCTACAATACCAAAAGGTTTTTCTTTTCAATCATCTATTGACAATGTTCCCTACTTTTTCGTTACAAATGAAGCAGTTACAAAATCTAGAGAAAATAATGTATTAAGGTTTGAGGGATTAGAAGTATTTGAGGGAACATTAATTACAACAAGGTATACTGTTGATGCAGATAATATTGACCAAAGATTTATCGTACCAGATTTAAAAGCAGATATGTCAACATTAAAAGTTACTGTGCAAAACTCATCAACCGATTCTACTACTCAAACATATACAGAATCTGCCGATATAGTTCAAGCAACATCTACCTCTAACATATATTTTGTTCAAGAGGTTGAAGACGGACAACACGAAATATTATTTGGTGATGGTGTAATAGGTAAAAAATTATCTGATGGTAATATAGTTATTTTAGAATATATCGTTACAAACGAAACTTTAGCTAACGGTGCAACTAGTCTTACTGGTTCTTCTCAGATTGGTGGTTCTACTGCATATACTGTTACGACAACAAGTGCAGCTTCTGGTGGTGCAACTAGAGAAACTATTGATAGTATTAAATTTAATGCACCTTTAGATTACTCTGCACAAAATAGAGCAGTTACAGTAAATGATTATAAAGTATTTGTAAGACAAGTTTTTCCAGATACTGCAGCTGTTTCAGTTTGGGGTGGTGAGGATAATGACCCACCAAAATATGGAGTAGTTTATATATCAATAAAGACTATTGATGGTAATACATTAACTAATTCTCAAAAGAGTACAATACAAAATTCTTTAAAACCTTATAATGTTGCATCTATTAGAACAGAAATAGTTGACCCAGAAACTATTCAAATTAGATTGACTACTAATTTTAAATATAATTCTACAATCACTACAAAAACTGTTAATGATTTAATTGCATTAGTAACAACTACTTTTACAACTTATAGTGCAAATACTTTAGAACAATTTAACTCACAATTTAGATTTTCAGATTTAATTGGACAAATAGATGATACTGATAATTCAATAACTTCTAATGTAACTACTATTCAAATGTCTAAAAAAATAACACCAACTCTTAATACTAACTCTTCATACGAAGTAAATTTTGGTAACTCAATATACAATCCACATAGTGGTCACGAAGCTGTCGTATCATCAACTGGATTTAAAATAAGTGGAGATGATAATGAACTTTTTATTGATGATAAAGACGGTGCGTTAAGAACTTATTATTTTGTTGGTACAACGAAGACTATTGTAGATGCAAATTTTGGTACTGTTGATTATATTGCTGGTAAAGTATCTATACCTAGTGCAAACATAACAAGTATATCTAATGTTGATGGTGCAACATCTACACAAATTAGAATAGTTGCAGTCCCATCATCTCCAGATATTATACCTTTGAGAAACAATATATTAGAAATAGATTTACCTAATTCAACTATTGAAGGAAAGGTAGATACTGCAACCTCAAGTTCTGGTTCATCTGTTGCGACAACATCAGCTGCTATTACAACTGCTGATACTTCTACATCTTATATTTCTACTGGAACTAGTTCTTCAAGTGGTTACTAATGTCTTCTATATTTGATAAAAAAATCTCACCCTTATTACAAGAATTTGTTCCAGAGTTCTTAAAGTCTGACCATCCAAAATTTGTAAAATTTTTAAAAGATTATTATAGGTATCTTGAGTGTGGACAACTTACAATATCTGGTGAAGTAAATTATGTATTACAAGAAACAACATCTACTAATTATATTCTAAATGAAAAAGGTGATGAGAATGTTGTATTAGAAGATTCTGTTGCAAAGTTTACAGTTGGTGAAACAATTAAAGGTCTTACATCAAATGCGACTGCAACAGTTCTCATTGATGACTTTGATGATAATCAAGTATTATATATTACTTCACAAAATAAATTTGAAACCAATGAAGAGATTCAAGGTTTAACATCTAATGCACGAGCTACAATTACACAATTTCGTGCAAACCCAATACAAAACATTCAACAACTTTTAGATTATGCAGATGTAGATAATACAATATATGATTTTCTAACTAAATTTAGAGATTCATTTTTAGAAGGTATTAGTGAAACTGTTGCAACTGGTGTATCAAAAAGACAACTAATAAAAACAATTAAAGATTTATATACTTCTAAAGGTACTGTTGATGGACACAAATATTTCTTTAGATTACTATTTGATGAAGAAGCTGAAATAGTATTTCCTAGAGATAATATGTTGAGAGTTTCAGATGGTTTCTGGGACACAGAAATTGTTATGAAAGTTATAGAAACTGGCACATCAAACTTTGGTAATCTTTCAAATAAAGTAATAACTGGTAGAACATCTGGTGCAACTGCAAGGGTCACAACAGTAACTAAATTTACAGAGGGTGGTAAAGCATTTGCACAATTAAGAATCGCAGATAATTCTATAGATAATTCTATCACTGGAACATTTCAAATAGGTGAAACTGTTTTTGGAACAGACCCTAATAATGATTTTGATATTTTTGCAGTCGTGCAAGAAATTGTTTCTGGTGTTGATATTAATAGGTCTGGTCAGTATTATGAAATCAATGACCCAGTAACTGTTATAGGTGGTGATGGTTTTGCAGAGATGGTTGTTGCAGATGTATCAAAAGGTAGAATAGATGAAATTATAATTGACGATTCTGGTACTGGTTATACAAATGGAGCTCAACTTCAATTTGATAATAGTGATACAGACGGAACTGGTGCAGAAGCGAATGTTGATATTGTAGGTGGTTCAATACAATTAGAAAATGCAACATCTGGTGATAACATTATCACGGATGAAAGAGAAAGTATTGTAGTTGATGATGTTGGTGATATAGAACAAGAAGATGCAACCTTTGAAAATATTAATATAGTTTTAAATAGAAGTGCGACTCCTCATGTTGATGCTGGTGATAATATAATTATTGAAACACCAGTTGACCCAGACAACTTTATATTAAATCATATTCAAATAGAAGATGATTCTGATGGCGTTACTAATATAGTTTTTGATAGAACAGATGCAACTGGGTCAGATGCAAATTCAAAAATACTTACAGAAGATTCTGTTGTTACAAGTGCAATACAAACTGGTGTATTAGTTGGTGAAGAAACAAATTCATCTGAAAGATTTAGACAATCATTACCAGTAGATAACGATAACGATTTTATATTAGAAGATGAATTAGGAAACTTTAGATTATTAAGAGAAGAATCTGAGCCAGAGTTCTTAATATTAGAACAAGATGCAACTGTTGACCATATTGTTCTTGATGGTACTAATGCAAATAGTGATGATGCAGACGATAACATAGTTCAAGAAAGTGATGGTGTTTCTAGAATTACTATGGAAATATCAGACAGTGATGATGTATTATTATTTGAAAACGAACAGTTTACTCAATTAGAAACTGCAACATTACCAACCCAAGAACAAGGTGAGATTACAAGAATAAGAATTACTAATGAGGGTAATGGTTATACAAAACTACCAACTATAACTGTATCTGGTGGAACTGGTGCAAAACTTCTTGCAAAATCTACATCTGGTGTTGGTGGTGTAACAGAAGTCGGTATTAGAAATTTTGGTTCTGGTTATAAAAATGATACTGTTTATCATATACTAGAAGATGCAACTGTTACTGGTGAAGCAATACCTGGCCAAAAAATATTATTAGAGAATGAGGGTGAAGGTGATGCAATCTTAAATGAAGAAACAGTTAGAGATAGTGTAAGATTTAATAAAACTGTATTAGTAAAAGATATCGTTGGAACATTTGTTGCAACAGAGGGATTAACATCATCTCAAGGTACGATTGTATCTTTTGATAGTGGAAAACAAACTGTAAAAATAAATTCACTGCACACTCCAGAAGAGGGTGATTTAATTACAACTGGTACTGCAAGTGCAATAGTTGTTCAATGTTTGACTGCTGATGGTGAACTAACAACTGGTGCAACTGGTAGAACAACTGGTAACTTCATAGGTTCAAAAGGATTTGTATCTGAAGATACTATGAGAATCCAAGATTCATATTATTATCAAGATTTTTCATATGTTGTAAAAATAGGTGAATCAATTAATGAGTGGCGTGATAGTATTAGAACTGCAACACACCCTGCTGGGTTTGCAGTATTCGGACAAGTTACTATTGCATCATTAGTCAATGCACAACTTACAATACCTACTGGTTCTGAAATTTCTGGATATGTGGGTGATACTGAAACATTTACTCCAGAACTTGCATCTACACTTACAACACTATTCACATCTGTATTTGGTCGTAGGTTAGGTACAACAAGTGATGGAACAACATTAAATACTGCACCAGCTATAGGTTATCAAGAAAATACTAGTGGTGGTGGAACAGTATTACCATCTGGTAAAAGAGAACTAACATTATCAAGTTCTGTTTCTATTACAATGGGAGGTGCAACCTCATCATCATTTGCACCTTTCTTAGTTAATCTTGCAAAATATGGATTTATGCAAGAGGGATTTTTAAGTGATGATGAAAATGTAGATACATACTTTACTATTGACCAATTTAAAGATGTTAAAATAAATGAAGTATCTGTTACTGGTGGATTTAGTGATACTGATGAAGAGAACTTTGATTCCACAACAAGGTTCTTTGATGAAAGTAGAAACTTCATACCAACATCTGCATTTACTACAAGAATTAATGTACCACCAAGAGGTGAGTTAAGAATTACTAAAACTGGAATGTTCCAAACATTTGATATGGACTTTAGAACATTTGATGATATTAGACAAACATTTGATGAAGATAATACTGGTGGTAAGACAATAGATACATTGGGTCAAGACTTCTTAGACTTCTCTGAGACAAGTAAAACATTTGACTCAACAAGTACGAAGTTTGATGTAGGTTTTGCTGGATTAACTAATCCACTAGACTTCTCACAAACACTATACAAATTTGATGATACACTAGGTGGTGATTATGCAAGATTTGATGCAGACTTTAGTGTTTCACAAACTGCAAATATAACAACTACATTTGATGCAAGTGCATTTAGATTTGATGCAACTTTATCAGATATGGGATTAACTTTTGATAATACTGCAACTTAACCTTTATAAATAAAAGTAGATAATAGGAGATATAGGAATGGCATATCAATCTATCGGACTTGGAAGTTCAGCAAATGATGGGACAGGCGATACCCTCAGAGCTGGAGGTGACAAGGTAAACGATAACTTTGTAGAACTGTACACATTATTAGGTACTGGTTCTGCTTTAACTTCTGGGATGAGTGCAACTGCAACCGTAGTTACATTAACAGCCCCAGTAATCGCCACAAGTTTAGATTTAAATGGTTCTGAACTAATATTAGATGTTGATGCAGATACTTCAATCACTGCTGATTCAGATGATACAATAGATTTCAAAATAGGTGGTGCTGATATATTTCAGATGACTGCAACTAAACTTGACCTTAATGGTAAAGAATTAGTTTTAGATGCAGATGCTGATACATCTATCACTGCTGACTCAGACGATACTATTAATATTAAAATTGCTGGTAATGACAGAATAGATTTATCAACTGGTTTGGTGTCAATCAAAAATGATGGTTCAAAATCACAAGTAAGATTATATTGTGAAAGTTCAAACGCACACTATGCTGCACTTGAAGCTCCAGCACACGCAGTGTTTGCTGGTAACATCACAGTCACACTACCAAACAAAACATCAACACTTCAAGGTTCTGCAAGTGAAACCATCACTGGTGCTGGTGGTTCTAACGCACTAGATGATGATATTGAAGTATCACTTTTAAATACTGCTAGTGGTACTGCATCACTTACTCTTTCTGCTGGTCGTTTTGTTGGACAAAGAAAAATAATCATTATGACTGTTGCTGGTAACAATGCAACAATGACACAATCAAATGGTAATTTAAATTCTACTAATGTTTCAACAAGTATTTTATTTAATGCTGTTGGTGAAAGTGTAATATTAATTTATAATGGTACAAACTGGAATGTAGTTTCAGTAAATGGTGCAACCATATCATAGGATAAATTATGGCTGTCTTTCAACTTCCAACTGATGGTATCGCAGATGGTGCTATCACGACTGCAAAAATAAATGCATCGGTTAGTCTTGGTGCATCTGTTAATGTTATTCTTAACGGAACAGATGGTGGAGGTTCTAATGCTGGTGATAATTTAATTCTTGATGGAACAGATAACTCAAGTTCTAATGCTGGTGATAAGATACAATATAATGATGTCCTAGATGCAAATGCCATTCCCCAATCTTTTGGACAATCAGCACAGTTTAGAGCAAACACTAAATTTTTAAATGAAACACTTACAATTCCTCAAGGAGTCAATGCAGTTGCAGTTGGGCCACTCACAGTTACTTCTGGTAACACCTTGACAATAGAGGGTGATGTTGTTATACTATAGGTAAATTTTATGGGTACATTAAAAGTAGATAATATTCAAACTGAATCTGGTAGTGCAATCATTACTAATGGTGCTATTCCAACTACAACATTAACAAGTTCTAATGTTGGTATGATAAAATTACTTAACACATCTTCAAGTGCAGCTTCATCATTTCAAGTTGATAATACATACATCAATTCAACTTATGATAGTTATCATATAGATATGGGATTTTTACACGCAACAGATAATACTGGATTAAATGTAACTTTTTTAGTTGGAGGCACTGAAGTAACTGCAAATTATTGTTACGAAAATGGAGCATTGACAAGTTCAACATATGGTTATGATGCATTAGGAGGTTCTAATATGCAAATAGGTGGAGCAACTGGTAATGCAACTGGTGAAACTGCTCGTCTTACTATGACACTTAGTAATGTAAACAGCACTGCGATTGCAACTTTTATTCACGGATTTCATTATAGCAGTGCAAACAATGGTAATACAGTTGGTAGAGCTTTTCAAGGTGGACAAGATATTAACTCATACAGTTCTGTTGTGAATGGTATAAAGTTTGCACCTGGCTCTGGAAATATAACAGTTAGTTATTTTAAACTATATGGATTAACATAATGGGTACATTAAAAGTAGATAACTTACAAAAAAGAGATGGTACTGCACTTATCACAGATGGTGTTGCACAAACTAATTTATTATCTGAAACAGTATTAAGAACTGCTGGTGTTGGTCAAATAAAATTAAATACAACAGATAT